ACTCTAGTACCCACCTGCATTTAATAATTCCTTAACTTGCTGTACATCTTCAGGCTTACGTTTAAACTTAATAGCCCATTGCTCAGGGTTTATGTAATCCATAATCATGTGTTGATGGTCACTTGTCAGTGAACTTAGAAACTTCACACCACTCTCACTTTGATACAACATCCATGGACTTATTCTTCCAGTAGTGATACAATAACAAATACTATTTATGTTGCCATACCTGAGGTAATCTCTGGGCTGTATTATTTCTTCTTGAGATTTGTCAATAGTTGTCTGAATACTTCTAGCAATCGCATCTAATGGATCTTCTATTCTTAAATACTCATACAAGAACTTAGTGTAGTTACTATCTTGTCTCCAGTTGTCAACGCTGATGTTATTCTTTAATAACCAATCACTAAACACACCGACATTAATACATTTAATATCAGCACAATATGACCCAAACTTTACAAACGCTAGATAATAAGGATTCTTAATGAATTCTTCATATGTTCTATTCTTATTACCAGCAGTATTCTTTTTGTAAAATCTAAGCCAAGCTTGAAATCCAATTCTATTTCCTTGCTTATCACGTTCTAACCATCTACGTTTAGTGTCACAAATATGAGTAAGCATGGTACTTTCACGCCTAAACGTGGCTTTGCAGAATTCACAACCATATGCTGGTTTGTCAATTGCCTCTGTCTTTTTCATACTGCTTGATATCTTCATCTGTCACCAACTGTGATAATACTTCAATGTCTGATTGTTTTAAATTAGGGAATGTTTCTGCTAGATAGCATTTACGTTTATGCTCTATTACAAACTGTTTTGAAATCTCATCAATACTATCGCTATCTGCCTTAGGATAAATTTTAGTGTAATATTCTTTAATCTCTTTTACTTTAGCAGGCTCTTTTAATGATGTTACTTTGCTACCTAAGTGAGGAATCCATTTATGGAATTGTTTACCTTTATCTGGACTACTACAGCATAACATTAGCCATTGAAGCTTAGGATGTTTCTGAACATGCTCATTGAACAAATGCTTATTTGCATACTCATTCGTACCCAATACATAATATTTTGAATCTTTTACTGACCCTTTAATAGCACTCATCCAATGTGTCATCATGTAGGGAACAAACTTCTTTTGTTGTTCTTCTGTTAACCTATCATAATAACCATAGTCTTTCTTGTCCATAGCCGCAAGTGCATCAAACAAGTTAAAGTCTTGTGCTTCAAACTTCTCGTCAATGGGAGTACTCTTTTTAGTTGCCATTAGAATGCCTGTGAATAATCTACAATTTCACAATTACGACTAATCTCTTTTACAAAATAAACACATCGTGGTTTGGGTCCATCATCAATCGGTACACACAAGAATTGTCCGTTCTTCAATCGAGGTGCATACCATGTCACATCGTGGTAAATGTCTACAATCTCAATAGGCTGAAACGTAGGACTAAAGCTACTCAACGGATTAAACTCAAACGCATTAAAGCCTCTATCATTAATACTCGTTAAAGGCAATGTCTCTAAGTCACCATGCTCTTGTTCACCAATAAGAATTTGCCAATCTACTGGCATCTTAATCGTACTGTTTCCAATCTTCAATACAAGTGCAGGGCTATTAAATGATTCTAAAAAGATTAATGGGATGTAATGGTAATCTACATTTGCCGGATTACTGTTGTCTAGTATTGCAAACCTCAGGTCGTCAATTTCTTCGGGAAGTGTTTCTAGGTTGTAGAATTCGTTGTCTAGTGTTAATATTCGCATGTTGTTATTCTATCATATTCTTATCTGTATGTCAACTTTTCTACGTCAAACGGGTAGTTTGCTTCTTTGTAAAACGCTTTACGTTGGGTCAAGTGACGTTTGGCAAACTTACAACTACTTGTTATGTCGTAGATTTGTACATGGTCTTTATCTTCTGCTTTACGAATGCCTCGACCGATGCTTTGGATAACACGGACGAATGATTTTCCAGGTTCAATGAGAACCAGATTAAAAATACGAGGTATGTTGATACCAACAGCAGCCACACCATATGTTGCCACAATAATTTTATTACTTGAGGTTGCAACTTCATCATATTCTTCTTTCCTTTCAACCATATTAGTAGCACCGCTAACAAACACACTACCGGGTAATCTACTGACAATCTCTTTTCCTGCATTCACCCTATCAACAAGGATCAATGTATTACCTGTATCATTAATACCGCTAATTAAACTAGCTATCTTATCCAATCGTTCACTATCTTCTAGTAAGTGTTTCAATTCACTTTGATAGTTAGTAAACTCTTTACCATCTTGTAATTGCATAATGTTAACGTGACAACGTGCAAGAACACCTTGATCCTGTAACTCACTAGCACTTAGTTTACCAATTACATTACCCAAACTTACATAGATGCTCTGTGCTTCAAACTTAGCTTTCGGGATAGTTCCTGTTAGTCCCCAACGAATGGGCACTTTAGCAAATACGCCAGTAAGCAATGTTTTGAGTGCATCTGCCTTAGCCATATGAACTTCATCAACCATTACACAAACGACACCCTCAATGAAGTCTCCAATTTCTACTTCTGCCTCACCTGCTTTTGTTTTCTTAAGCATATTGTTAAGACTTTGCCAAGTACAGATAGTATGTGTTTTGTTGTATTCTTTGCGATCACCAAAGTACACACCAACATCTAATCCTAGATTAATGTAATCCGATTCTGTTTGTGTTACTAGTGACTTGTTCGGAACAATGACAATACTACGACCATACTTCTCAACACTATTAGATAGTGCCGCAGTCATTAATGTTTTACCTGCACCTGTAGCAATTTCTTGTAATGATTGCGGGTTTTCTAGGAAATTGTTTACAAGTTCAATTTGATAATCACGTAGTACTACTGACTCACCTTCTTTGGGATGACCTTTAGGCCAGTTCTTATCTTTGAATGTATCCTCGGACACTTTGTCAAAAGTAAAGGTTGTTGTGTAATCTCTTAAATCATCTAGTTCAATGTCATATCCTGCATTGTCTAGGTAGGGAAGTATTTCAGGTAATAGATTGATGTAGGTGCTGCCAGCTAAACTGAAATAGCTTACCTTACCATTCCATCTACCTAGTCTTACTGCAGGTAGATAACGTGCACCGGGTATTTCGTACTCAAACATTTTCATCAGTGCTTTGCGCTCTGATAGTTCAAGTCCCTCTATTTTTACATTCACTTCGTCTTTGACGATTATTTTACATTGTTTCATTCTTTTCCAAGTTAACTGGTTGACTATTTACTATTGTGATTATTTTTGCTACATTGTTAGGTTCATTAAAGTCAGGTATCAACCTGAATCTTATTGCGACCGGAAATTTGTAATTCAAAAAATTAGCACGTTGATATTTTGTTGAATCTGCATACTGAATTCCTGTCTCGGCCAACTTCTGTCTAAAATCAGTTTTTATTCCTGTTATTGAACTTAGTCCTGCTCCGGATACATAAACATAATCACATTGTATGTTTTTTAACCATGGAATCATATCATTCATATTTAATATTTCTATTTCCGGATTAAATTGAGAGGCAAAACGTTCTTCATTAGAAATTAAAATACTATCATCAACATCTATTCCATACCTAGCTAATTCAGCTAATGTCGTTAATTCTGTGTTTAATTGAATATCGGATAGTGCATTGTGTAGTGATTCGTTAATACATGCTATCATGTAATTACCATTACAACATACAAGTGTCGGGGACCAACATATTGCGTCCTCATATGGAGTCAATTCATCTAATAATTTTTTAACAGTATCGCTGTATCTAACTTCTTTAAAAAACTTAGTTGTAGTATTTATTGCTAACTTTAGCGAGTATGTACTTAATACACCTATGTAATACTTGTTAATGGGATCCCAAATAAAACAATCTTCATTAACTGATCTGAATGCATTAATGAACTGTTTATTGTAGGGAGTTTTTAAGATGACGTTATCATCTAAAATACCAATATGAGCAGAAGTGAATTCTTCTGTAGTTTGTACTATTAGTGTTTTCCAAGGAAGTTCTAAAAGGTCCTTAATAAACAATTCGTGTTTAATTAATTGTCGTTCATATTTAGAAATAAGTTTATTAACTAAATCAACTTGATTAGTTGTTACACGATGTGTATTGTTAATTAGTTTTTCAAGGTTCTGAAGGAACCTATTATCATATCTGCTTAGACGCAGATTATGAATCATAAAATAGATTAATTGTTCAGAATTTTTTAAATCAGCCATTTCACTATTGTACACTAGTCAGAAATAAAAATCAAATCAATAGGCAAAAAAAGGGGAACATAAGTTCCCCGAAAAATCAACTTAAGGATTAAGATGAAAAACTTATCGAAGAGGACTTATTGACGTTGCCTCTACGCACACTGCAGGGTTATGCGTGTTTCATACACGTTGTACGTGCAAGATTCTTCCAGTTGCCGGGACTGATCTTTACCAAGTCAGCAATCTTCAAACACATACGTAAGGACACTTCACGCAGTTTTGTATGATTGTCCCACATAAAGTCAATCACCATTTGTGCTTGCTCATCAGTGAAATCGTAATCGCTAAACAAGCCACCATCAGCATCACGA